GCATACGAGATTCCTCTACGTCTCGTGGGCTCGGAGATGTGTATAAGAGACAGATTCTGTAAAAGTATCAATAAAGTTATAAAAACAAAAACAACAATATTTTATTGTTCTGTTACATAAGAAAATGAGCAGCAGGGGATGTCAAAACGTTCATTATTTCGAACGCGCCAGGTAAATTTTAATGAGTAGCCTTCTAATGCATGATTATAAATACTCTGAAAGGATATGGCCATGTTAGGATCACCTTGCAAAAAAGTGTAGGTAAGAGCCATGTTCTGAACTTCAGAACCTTTTTGATTGGGATATCTTTTAGAGCTAGGCATAAATTCTACAGCATTAGAAACGTTAGTGTTGGCAGACTGTCCTTGTCGATAACCCCACGTGGCACTGTTTGCTAGTATCCCTTCGTTGTCAAACACGGGATAGTTTTTTCTCCATGTTCCGTCGCTGTAGAAATACATGACAAAGGAAATAAAACTAGCTGTAGGTCTAAGTAAAATGCCTTTCTGAGCTTTAATGGATATGGTCCCGTTAACCATGCCGTTGCATTTTACTAAAACTAGCCACACTTTGGCGTCTAGTGATTCATAAAAAGTGGCGTTAGGAGACGGGTCTGCGGTGGTCCATAGGGTGGTAGGGGTAGTGGTAGTAGGCGAAACAGTTATGCTTCCCCAGCTATCAAAGCGAAGACCGTTCCCAAGCTTAACAACTAGTGAGTTGTTTTCAACAGCAAGACCTTTGCCGGTATTGGCATTGACGTTTAATGTTTGTGTTACTCCGCTCATAATTAAGCCAGACGTTGAGCCAATTCTGAGTTGAAGTTGGTTGTCTCTATATTGCAAAGGCAGCGCTGCATCTAGTGCTAAAGTAATGGCTCCATTAGACATTTGTAAACCTGGACCAAGATTGATTATTAACTTAGAGCCACCTAGTGCAAGACCGTCTCCTAAGTCCATAGCTAATCCAGAGTCAGTGATGGTAAAAGGCGGGTTAACCCCAACAGCTAACATAGAATTAATAACTTTTAAAGGAGAAGTAATGAATAAGGAGAGAGAGTTGTTTTGCACGGAGAGGGGTGCCGATGTTGTTAAGTTTAGATTTCCCCCGCTTACAGTAAAAGGTCCGCCTGTGCTTAGGGTTAAGTTTTCGTTTTCTATTTTTAAAGGTGGTGAATACTTAAGGGTCACTGCTCTGTTACTGGATAGAGCTAGCGGGCGTTCAATGGCTAGTGTAAGAAAGTTGTTATCTAGATAGAGGGGGCTAGAAAACAAAACTTTTAGTGTTTTGTCCACTAGTCCAAGAGGTGCAGCACTTTGAAGGCGAAGAGTGCCCGTGTCAGCATTAAGTGGGGCGTCTATTAAGAGAGAAAGTTCGTTGTTTGCATTAACAGTGACAGGTTGTGAGATATTTAGAGCTAAATTGTTATTTACTACGTTTAAGGGAGCGTTGTAAGAAAGAGTGAGCGCGTTACTTCGCAGGGCGAGAGGTTTAGTGTAATTTAAACCTACGATTTTGTTGGTTTTAGTAATAGGGGCGCTAACTTCCACGCTAGCATCTGAAGAAAGATCTCCATTTTCATCAATGTTTAGTCCCGTGCCCAGTTTTAAGGTTAAAGCCCCGTTTTTGGTTGTAAGTGGATCAGTGTATTTCAGGCTGAGGACTCCCGGAGGTTTTTCTTGCAAGCCGTTGGAGGAGGCAAACGGGGGTGTAATAAATGGGATGTCAAGGGGATTGTAGTGTTCGTAAGGGTAGACGGGGTTGAAGTCATCTTCAAGTCTGGCTCGTTTCATCTGGAAAAAAAGAAATGCGAAGATTGTGCCTGCAATGATTTTATTGTTCAGTTATGTAGCAAAATACAGCGGTGGGTGGGTGAAAAGGTTTTCCCGGTTCGGCTGACCATTTAAAAGTAAAAGCATACCCACTGTTTATCTCGTTGTAGACGACACTGAAGGTGATGTTAGGCGAGATTTGGATGAGCATGTTGCCTGGGTCAGCGGTTTTGTTTCGTGGATACACTGTACTGTTGGGCATAAATGTTAAGGCATTAGAGGCCACTGCGTCGGTTTCCTGGTAACGCCAGGTGGATGATTCCAAGGCACAGTTAAGTAAATTTCCCTGATTGTCAAAGGGAAGTTTTAGAGATAGAGCGTTATCGTGCATTTCCCGCAGTGCTCCTTTAAGACCTTTGATTGTTATAGTACCTAATACGTGAGCTCCGTTTTTAGTTAGACAAAGAAATAGGTTTGCATCTTGGGTTTCATAAATGGAGCAGTTAGGCGTAGGCGAGATAGACCAAATGGTAGTGAGGGATGGTACACTTCGAGTTCGGTTGCTATTACTAATAGCAATGCGTCCGTTACTGTCAAATTGGAGGCCTGATCCCAACTTAACGTTAAGCTTTCCTCCGCTGGTTACTTCTAACCCGTTTTCTAATCGCAGTGTTAGTTGGTTGACTGCTTCAAAGGGATATGCTACATGAAGAATTAAGTTGGCACCGTCCACTCTCATTCCTCCTGCAGCATTTAATTGTAAAGCTCCTGTGTTATTGAAGCCTAGCGCTCCGGTAGGATTAACCGCTACGGCATTGTTAGTTATAACTAAGCCTCTGCCCGCGTTAATACTAAGCTGGTTGTTGCTTACTGTCAGTGGTGCGGCGGTGGCCAATGTGAGAGAGTTAGCTGATACAGCTATGGGAGCGGATGTGGCTAAACCCAGGGAGTTGTTACTGTTTGTAAGGGGAGGAGAAACAGTGGGAACTGTGGCCGAAAGTAACCCATTTTCTAAAGTTATGTTGCTTCCAAGTTTTAAAGTAAGCTCATGCTTAGCATTGGTAGTAATGGGGTCAGTGTACTTGAGTGCTAAAACTCCTGGGGGTTTTTCCTGTAACCCGTCAGAAGAAACGAAGGGCGGAGCTACATAGGGGATGCTGGGAGTTGAGAAGGTGTCATAGGGGTAGACGGGGTTGAAGTCGTCTTCAATTCTGGTTCTTTTCATCTGCAAGATGAAGATCGTGGGTCAGGGTAAAAAGGTGAACACCGATATACCCTTTAGGACGTGGAGAAAGTTTGCTGCCCGTTGGCACATCCCCTACGAAAGTTGGGAGGAAGGGCAGGTGGTGCTGCTGGAAAAACTTGACAAACAACTGATATCAAATTTAAGGTAAGCTTTATTAATCAGATAACTTTAATTAAAGGGGAGAAGTTCCCTGAGACCACACAGGGTTTTTACCATAGTGTACATGCATTCAGAATTGGTGCACTGACAAAGAATGCTTCCCTCAACTGGGCCGGATTGCTGAGTAACCTTAATGGGCTTAACCCCCACCATAGTCATAAAGCTCTGTCTTTGCTTGTTTAAAGTGTATGATAGCTCATGCCCCTGTTGGGTTACATCATAGCAAAGTTCAGCTTGTTTAACCAGGCAGAAAAGACCCTTTTTGCATTGGTGTAAGGCTTGAAGGTTGAACAATTCCTGGTTTTGTTGTTTGAGTTTTCGCCGAGCAAGGATCAGCTGCTCAGTGCGCTGCCCGTCGATTTCTAGTTGGTCAGACATCTTCAGAGTTAAGATGAAAGTAGCTAATAACTGATGGAGCGCGCTGTACAGGAGCTGGTGGGGGCGGCGGGGGCTGTAATAAGAAACCAGGAAATCTGGGTAGGTTGTTGGGAGGATGCATCCAGCCCAGGTGAAGGCAGCCGTAAATTTGTAATCCCAAAAAGGTGGCAAAGAAAATCAAAATAAAAATAATGGAGTACAGCCAAAAGGAAGAGGTTTCTGTTGAGTAGCAGCGCAGGAACTCGGTGGGCCGGTGGAGGTGGCAGTTGGCCAGGACTTTGTAAAGGAGGATAAGACAGAGAAGAGGAACTTTCATGACAGGCACAGAAGGGCGGCCACCTCGTGGTTCCTATATTGGGGATGATGACGATAGTATGCCACTCTAACGTATAGGTAGTCCGCAGTTTGGAAAATGGCCACAAAAAAAGTGGCAATGCTGCAGATGGCAGTGCAGCAAACAGAGGTGAAGATGAGATAAGTCAGCAAGGCGGGAAGACAATCCGTATCAAGGTGGGAGACTGCGGCGAAGGTGGTGGAGGCGTAGATAATTGGCAGACAGACAAGCAGGAGAAGAGGAGTTACCATACTGAAAAGAAAAAAATTTTATTTTTCTAAACAAATATGCACTGGTTGATGTTGAACTTCGGCCTTGATTTTTTTGCGGTGGCAATAAAGCAATATTAAACTAGCGGAAATTATTATTAAGCCAACTACTATGAGAAGAATGAGGACTACCTGGACATTGTCATTATATTGTAGAGCGCTGGTTGTTTGACAAAGGTCGTTAAAAGGGTAATTAAAGTGAAAGCTTTTGTGGGTACCATTAATAGTGATGTGTGTTTCATAAAAATTTGGAAGTTCTTTGTTTCCGTTTTCGCTAACATAATGGTAGAAGTTGCTTTGCCTGCCATTAAATTTAACCACAGCTGGGTATTTGGAGTTAGTGCAATTGATTTCAATTAAACAATAATCTTCCCCAGTAGCCTGTATGCCTAAGTAACGTGAAGTAATGTCACACTTAGGCGGAGGAATGTCAATAACATAAAGCCTAACATAGGTGTTATGTTCAAGCTCTTTGGTATGGGCCTTTCCATTATAGAGGCCAGAATCGTCAGTTTTAAGATTATACAAATACAAGGTTACGTTAGCGCAGGAAAATTCCAACGGATAATAGTTAAAAACAGTGATTTTGTCTTTGGTAACTTCACAGAGTTTTTGACCAATAAAAAAAAATGATTGTAAGTTTTTGTTAGGATTGTCTTCCTGTTTAATCCAGCTAAGACTAGTAAGTTCGTCAATCTGAGGAGTTTTCATAGAATCAAGGGATAGATTGGTACCAACTAAGGCGTACACCCGAACGAGGTTGTTAAGAGTTTTTTCTGGCACGGCGGCATAGGCAGAGCAGAAAAGAAGGCAAAGTAAAAACAGCAGCATGATTAGTAAAAATTATCAAGATTGAAAATTAAAATGTAATTAGCGGTAATAACACAGACAAAGGCCAAAAGTGCAATAATGGGCAAAAAGTAAATTTTTTTTTGGGAAAAAGTATAAGTAGTAAGGGGAAGGAGGGTGGTAGTGGTTAGGTTCTCTTTTTGTAAAGTCCAGCGATTAAAGCAGCTAGGCCCTCTTCCTGTGCCAATGCACAAGTATGGACCGGGAACAAAAGGAGGTGTAAGAGTTAAAGTAGTAGCAGTACAGTTGTTACAAAGGCTGTTGTTTCCTTGAACAATAAGAGCGTCCCAAAATAGTTTGCAAAATTGTCTGTTAGCGCGCCACTGAACGAGTTGGTTACGACAAGAACAGTTAAGTGCAATAGAAGTGGTAGACTCAGAAAAATAAAGAGTTTGGTGTGTACCTTTGTTGGAATCTTGCAGCTGACGTAAAGAACCAACGGCTGTAGGTGAAGTCTTTAGGCTACTTGTTAAACTTAGCACACAAAAAAGAACACAGATCTTCATGTAATCCAAGCGCTGGGGCGGTAAATAAAAATCACAGACTTTTCAGACAAAGTAGCAAGGATTAAGGCGCCGATGTAGATGTTGCAGCCACACAGTCACGGACGCACCATTGGGATTCAGTCGTAGCCGTCCACAGATTCGCTCACCGCGTCGTAGTTTGGGATGAAGTCGTCTGGGTAAAGACCAGGAGCGCCCGAGAATGGGTTGAAGTAAACGGAGGGTACAAACTCCTCCACAAACTGGAGGGTTCCAATGCCGCCGGAGCGAGGCTGGGAAGAAGAGCTCTGGAGTGTCAGGTACGCCTGGCGAGGAGTGAAGGAGGAGCGGCCGGCACCTCCAAGCTGGAAAACTCCGTCAGGTCGGAGGCCGGCTAAGGAGCTCACCACTTCGTCGTTGAGCTGGATACCCCGGCCTCGGATAATCAGCCTCTTTATAGGACCTGGAGAGTAGGGCGAGGACCGACCTCTGAACCTGACGTGTCTGGATCCGCCCGCTAATTGCGCTCCGGAGTTAGTCATCTGGACTTCGGCCTCAGCGTCGCGTGGCAGGAGAACTGTGGTCGGAGCGGGGTTTTCCTGATACACCTGGGCAGCGGGCCAATTGGGCGGGTTCAATTGACTTCGCGGGGTGGAGGTCAGGGCAGCTTGCTCCAGCAAAATTTGGTTTCGAGTGGCGCGAATTCCATTTACGCGCCCAATCATATGGGGGCCGGCACTTAGCCAGTTCATGCGACTAGAGTAGTCCTGAGATGCTCCAGCTGCCAAGCCCATCTGTGGCTGATAGCTCCACATGTAAGGCGTGGGAATTTCCTTACTCATGGTGATGACGTAATCTGGTTCTTAAAAAAGCGCGGGCTTTTCAGTCCTTAAAAGACACCGAGTAGTATTTATTGAACAGTGCCTCGGCGTCTTCCAGCGTGCGCTGCAGTTGGTCTTCCCTTCTGTGATACAAGCAGCTGCGGGTGAGCGAACGCAGGGAGCGGTTTTTTACTTTCAGTTCCAACTGCTGGCCGCGACTCTGCTGGAAAATAGCATACAGCGTGGGAAAGATGCGTTTTCTTAGTTCCTGCGCGACTGGTGTATCCTGGCGAGTAGCAATGGCGGAAGTCTTTTCCTTACGCGGCCGAGTTGTTTTCTCCGAGCGTTTCGTAGGGGCTGTAGAGATGACGGTAATAGTAGAGAACGTTGCGAGGGACCGCCACCCCGTCATGGAATAGCAAGTATCGTCGCGCAAAGGAGATGTTGCCCCGGCAGTGCTGGAGGCAGGCGACGATATTGCTTTTGTAGGGCCGCCAGGAACAATACCCCCGCCGAGTTTGCGGCTGCTTACCAACTGGGGCTGGTGGAGATCCTGCGATGGAAACGGTGTCCCATCTACGGCTGGCTTTCAACAAGCCTGGCCGCGGCGGGGACGGTCCGACTTTCCCCGTCGGAGGCTGGCTCCGAGCGGGTTCTTTGGAAGACGGCGCCGCAGCGCTGGCGATGATTTCTTCCTCCTCGTCCTTGGGGGGTTTGTCCTCCAGCTCCTCGTCTAGACTTTCCCAGCTCTCCATTTCCTCCTCGTCTGAAACTTCCTCTGCCTGGCTGTCGTCCCAGGATTCCTCCTCCTCGTCCCACTGCTCTTGCAGTTTCTGTTGCTTTTGGGACCGCCGATCCGCAATGGCTTGCTTGTTCCCTTTGGGCGGCATGTTTCTGCGGGCGGCACGAAGCGGCGGCGGAGGGTGACGGGGTATTCAGTTCCTCACCGGTCTGGGGATCCAAGTAAACCCCGTGACCTTTTTTTAGCAGAAACTCCTGTCGCGCCTGCTGGATGGCTTGCAATTGGGCCAAAATTTGGCTCTGGGTGATGACACAAGCCGTGAGGGGGGCTTTGGGAGGTCGGGATTGGTCTTCGTAGAACTTAATTTGGTGGGCGTGATAGTCCTCTGGAATAAATTTGCGCAAATAGGCTGAAGTCCAGAGCGCCGGAGTAAGCTTAAGATTGGAAGCACCCTCTTGCTGCTCTGGTCCTTGGATTTCAAAGGTACCGATTACTTGGGTTTCGTTGAGCAGCTCGGTATTGCAGACCAGAGAGCGGTGGGGTGTGCAGAGGTTGCAGCGGCAGTGGCATTCTAGCAATCCTTCGCCGCTGGAATTTTCCATGAGGTCGGAGTGGTGGGCTAGGTAGTTTGCCAGGCGGAGGAGATAGCAATGACTCCAGAGAGGCGGCGGGCATTCGCGGTAGCAAAGTGGAACGAAATCGGAGGGTAGGGCGCAGCTCATAGCCGGTAAGATACCGGATCGCTCGAGGATAAAAGAGCGAAAGTTTTGCAAAATGCTCTGACTAACAAAGTCTGGCAAGCCGTTTTGCAGCGTTTGCATGAGTCGTTCGGGAAAAATCAGATCGGCCAGCTGGCAAGCGGCCGTGCGTTCGCTAAAAGCTGTCCAAAGCTCGCGGCGATTTCGAACCAGCAGTTTTTCAAGCTCGCGGAGGTTACGCTCCTCTAGACATTGTTGCCAGACACCCATTGCGGTTTGCCAGGTTAGGATTAGGAAAAGATAAATGCAGTCGCGAACGTAGTCGCGGCGGGCCTCACCTTGCAAAGTGCAATGGAGAACGTTTTGCCCCAGGCGGTTTTCGTGTAAAATTCCCATGTAGGAAACCAAGTTGCTAAGCTCTACATTAGAAATTTTACACGCTTGTCGAACGTAGCCATGACGGAAAGCATAATGGAGGGATTCCTCAATCTTGCGCAGCGTCTGGGGATTGGCAAAGAAGCGTTGCAAGCACTCGAGCTCAACGGTAATCAGAATGACCGCCATCATCATTTTGCGCCGTTCTTGCAAAGTGGTGGGGTCATGGGTGTCAAGCCAGCGTGCGAGATCGTCGTCAGAAACCACGGGCTGGCCGTCCTCGGAGTTTTGTTCGGGCTGATCTGAATCTAAAGGTTCGACCCGCTTGATAAGGAGATGATCCATGACTGAACGCATAACTTTGGGGGGAAGGTTAAGAGCAGGGTAGGCAAAGTGGGAAACTTCGATGGTGCGTTTGAGCACGGCGAGACGCGCGTTATCGCCATCCAGTTCCACCAGAACGTTCTGATTTTCGGTTTCACTTTTTTGCAGAGCGTTTGCTGCCCGTTTTTCATCTTTGCCAAGACCTTCAAATATCTTGGGAACTTCCTCCAAGGAAACAATCTCAGGTATGTGAGCGCCGGCTTTGAGATGCAAAATGCGGTCTCCTTGGGTGCGGTTGGCACGACATGATAGGGGGATGCGTTGGTTCTTAAAAAAAATATGATAGGTAGCCAACGCTTCGGGGACTGCAAAAACTGGATAAAAGTTGAGGCGCGGATTGGGCTCGCAGGTTCCATTGGCTTGCTTTTTTGGGGGCACACGCGGTGAAAAGAGATTAGCTTCGTAGGTCCGACTCAACTCCTCCACCGTCAGCGGAAACCCAGAGTAATCCTTGAAGGCCTCCTGCACAATGGTGCTCTGCCGCAACACATGTTTTAGAAGCACGTCGTCCTCCCCTCCCAGGTAGTCTGCTTCGGTGAGCGGCGACACCGGCACCGATTCCTTGCCGTCCTTGGGCGGCGTCACATAGCCCGGGTCTTGCTCCACTCGCTCATCATCCTCATGTTCCACTAGTTCGACGGCGCCGACCTCAGAGGTGGGGCTGGTTAAGGTTTCGGAGTCTGGCTGCGGCTGTATAAGATCCTCCTCCATCTTTTTCTCGCCTAGGAGTAAAGCATGGCTGGCCGTCAGCGAGAGCACCCCACCGTTACTCCCTACCTCCAGGAGACGAGCCCGGAGCGCCCTCCGTCATTGCCTCCCAAGAAAAAGCTGCGCAAAAACTTGCAAGTACCGGAGCAAGTACCGGAGCAAGTACACGCTCCGACCTTGTCGCCCGAAGTGGTTCCGGACAGCGAGGAGGACGAAGAGGTGCTGTACCACGGGTTCAGCTATCCAGGCGTAGAAGTAGTACAAAAGGGCAATGGCAAGCGACAAATTAGGCGTTTGGAGAAAACCGTTATCCCCAGGGATCTAACGCCACCAGAAGAGGAAGAAAATAATCAATCCGGCTCTTCCAAGGCAGTGACCATGCTGATAACAAACCCCCAGGTTGACCCATTGGTTTCGGCTTGGGAGAAGGGCATGGAGCTCATGAACGTCCTGATGGAGAAATATCACGTGGAGAATGACGAAAAAACAGCTTTTAAGTTTCTTCCTGAACAAAACGCCGTTTATCGCAAGATATGTCAGACCTGGTTGAATGAGGAACGCCGCGGATTGTCTTTGACATTCACCACCCAGAAAACCTTTACAGAGCTCATGGGTCGATTCCTGGCTGCCTACGTGGAAACCTACGCTGGGGTGAAGCACCACAACTGGGATACAACCGGCTGCGCTGTTTGGGCTCATGGCTGTACCCGGGAGGAAGGCGTGTTGAGATGCTTCCACGGGCGAGAAATGATACAGAAGGAGCAAGTTGTGGAGGTAGATGTTGGCAGCGAGAATGGCCAGCGCGCCCTCAAGGAGCAACCTAGCAAAACCAAAGTTGTTCAGAACCGCTGGGGTCGCAGCGTGGTCCAAATCAAGAATGACGACGCGCGGTGCTGCGCGGAAGATGTGAGCTGTGGCAACAACATGTTTTCTAGCAAGTCCTGCGGGCTGTTTTTTTCGGAGGGGCTTAAAGCCCAAATAGCATTTAAACAAATGCAAGCGTTTCTGCAAGCCGAATACCCGCAGATGCAACGCGGTCAGCAACGCATATTAATCCCTTTGCGCTGTGAGTGTCTTAACAAGAAGGATCTTGTACCCCAATTGGGTCGGCAGATGTGTAAGGTAACCCCATTTGCTTTGAGCGGCGCGGAAGATCTGAAGACCAACGAAGTTACCGACAAGTCGGCTCTTGCCAGCATACTCCACCCCTGTGTGCTAGTGTTCCAGTGTGCTAATCCCGTATACCGCAATTCGCGCGGTAGCGCTGGCCCCAATTGTGATTTTAAAATTTCTGCGCCTGACGTTATAAGCGCCCTGCAGCTGGTACGACAATTTTGGAAGGAAAACGTCGAAGACCCTTTGCCCAAGTTGATTATTCCCGAATTCAAGTGGAGCACCCGTTTGCAATATCGCAACGTGGCCCTTCCCACCGGTCACGGCGATGCGGAGATTGAGCCCTTTTAAATAAAAAAAAAGTCTGCCAGCGTGAAATCAATAAAAAATTTTATTATGAAACAACACTTGAGCATTTTTCATTTGATCAAAAGCTGTAGCTTTTTCAATTCGCTCGCGGTGACGACGAAAGTAGGGAGAGTGTTGGGTCAAAAAACGATACAATCGTTCCTGATTCCGACGCAGGGTGGGTTCGACCTGGGGGCTTTGAAGCATGCTGTTAGGTACGCCCGTGAGAAGATCCATTGTGGGATTTTGCTCCATTGGATTACTGGGCCAGTGTATAAAAGCATGCAAAAACATGCAGCAGAAAAGACCACAGGCGGCAGAAAAAGGTCCCTGAACGGTCTGGGTAGATTTCACAAGGGTAATGCAGTGGTCAGGCGTGGAAGCCAAAGCGCTTCGCTTTAGTAGGCCCTCATATTCAAACTGGTAAATTTGTTTGAGCCGCTCGTCCGAAAAGCCAAACGGGTCAAAGAGGTAACAGGTATGGCTCTTGGGGTTCCAGGCCAGGGCCAACCAGTGAACGCCCCCTGTTTCACGCCCGGCCGTGTTCACAATAGCGCAGGCCAGCTTGTTCGGAGCCATAAAGCCCGGGAAACGTTTGTCAAAGGTGCCTAGAAAGTAGGGTCCGCAACCCAGGTCACGCACGATGGCGGCCAGCTCCTGCTCGCTGGAGCCCATTGGCCAGCTTCTTATGTGGTGGCGTTACCGGCCGAGAACGGCGTACGGAGGTAGACGGCCTCGATGACGCCGCGGTGGGGCTGGTGGATGCGCACGACGTCGAAAACTTCAAACAAAACATAAAGAAGTGTGGGCTCATCCATGGGATCGACCTCAAAAGTCATGTCGAGGGCGTGGGCGGAATTGGCATACAGCATGTTCTGCCCCAGGTCGGTCAGTGCCCCCATAGACATGAAGTTGCTGGAAAACGGAATGCGCCACATGGTGCGATCGCACAGGAATTTTTTCTGTGTCAGGCTTGGCACGGCCGTTTGGCCAATAAGGGGGTAAGGGTAGTTAGCGGGGTAAGCTTGTCCCTCCCGCATGGTGGGTCCCATGTATCCCACAAAGCCTGAGTTATTATGCTGGAAAGGAAGGGTAACATTCTGATATTCCTTGTAGGTGGTAGTGTTTACCACCTGACGACTCATTGGCTGGAAGTTTCGGAAAAAGGAATACATTCTATCTTTGTAGCTTTCGGGTACATAAAAACCCTGATATCCAATGTTGTAGTGACTAAGCATCTGAATCAGAAACCAGTCTTTGGTCATGTTACATTGAGCCACGTTGTACCCTTCCCCATCCACGGTGCGTTTGATTTCAAACTCATTGGGGGTAAGCAGTCGGTCATTGCCAGGCCAGCTCACAGAGGAGTCGAACATGATGGACACCTTTTTAAAAGTGTGGTTGAGGTAAAAGGTACCATCCAAGTATGGAACGGAGCCAGAGTAGGTAAAGTAGGGATCAAATCCCGAACCCAAAGAGGGGGTTTCTTTGGTTTTCAGTCGAGTAAAACTCCAGCCCCGAAAAGCGGCCCAGTTCCGCGAAGGAATAGAAATGGGAACGCTAGTAGCATTAGAAGGAATGGGATAAAGCATGTTTGCAGCGCAAAGGTAGTCGTTAAACGATTGGTCGTTGGTGTCATTGCGCAGCATAGCTTCCAAGGTGGAGGCGGTGTTGTGAGCCATGGGAAAAAAGTTGGCGTACAGATTAATGCTATCGAACCTGACGCTGGCTCCGTCGACCCGCAGGTCGTTACCCAGACTGCTCTGGAGGATCATGTTAACGTCCTTCCTGAAGTTCCACTCGTAGGTGTAGGAACCAGGTAACAGGAGGAGATTTTTAATGGCAAAAAACTTCTGGGGGACTTGAATGTGGAAGGGTACGTAACGCCCGTTGCCCAAGAGCATGGACCGATAGCGCAGACCGGCGTTACGGTGGTGATTGAAGGGGTTAACATTGTCCATGGGATCTGGAGACCACCGTGCCCCGATGTTTACGTAGGTATCAAGGGCGCTAGGAACCGCCACCCGACCGTTCATGTAGGCATAGGTGTTCTTGTTTTCGGGTAGTGTAATGTTGTCTGGCGTAATTTTGTATGAGTCAGGCAAATACAGGGCTACATTGGAATATAAGAAGCTGCGCCAGAGATTGGCCGCCAAATTGATTTCCATGGCAAAAATATTCCCAGACTCAATTTCTGCCCCTCTGTCGGCATAAGTGTCGTTGTCCGCAGTCCAGTTTCCGCTGTTTGCTTTTATGCCAGAATACGTGTCTGTAGCTGCAGACCCTCCCAGCGGAAAGCAGTAATTTGGCAATTCGTCCTCCACTCCGTGGTTCTCAATGATTCTTACGTCGGGGTCGTAACTGTCAACAGCCTGATTCCACATGGAAAAATATCTGCTCCGATCGCCAAGAGCATCCAGCATAAGTTGGTACGATAACTCAGTGTTCCTGTCTTGCAAGTCCACTACAGCATTTAGCTGTGAAGCCTGCCCAGCCAATACGCCCATATTGCCTGTGGAGTTGTAGTACATCAGGCCAATGAAGTTATCCCTAAAGCCAATGTAGTTTGGTCTGTTGGGCGCTGCCTGTTGCGTTAAAAGATCTGCCGAACTTACGGTTCCCTGAGCTACATCTGGCTTGTACACCAAATGGGTGTCGGGCGCTTCAATAGCCACATTCTCAGCGTAAAGAACGGCTTTTGGCACATTAGGAGTGTTTGCCAAGGCAAAGAACTGTAAGTTAACGTCGCTTGTTAGAGTTTGATCGGTTCCGTTTGTTATAAGATTGGCCTGACCACCCTTTTCATTTGTTGGTTTGGCGTAAGACCCGTAGCATGGTAACATTGGCGTGGTATCTTTCAATACCCTACCCGCTACCTTGTCAGTGGCACCAACTTCACTGTTCCACTGTGTTTGGCCCACTTGAGGCTCTGGTTGATATGTTTTGTCGGCATAAATAGGCTTCGTTGCGTCTGTTCCTATCTGAATCCCATTGTCTTTGTCTATGTTTGTTCCTATAAGGGGTGCTTGTCCTCTAACTTTTATTTTGTTGTTGTCCTTCCATTCGCATGGATTGGGTGCTGTTTTAGGAGCCAGGGAGTTATAGGCGGTTCCGGAGTAGGGTTTAAAGCTGGGGCCACGATCCAGCACGCCGCGGATGTCAAAGTAGGTGCTGGCCATGTCCAACACCCGGTTGTCGCCCACGGCCAGCGTAAAGCGCACTTTGTAAGAATAAGCGGTGTCCTCGCGGTCGACTGGCACGAATCGCAGCGTCAGTCGCTGTGACCTGTCTGTGGTTACATCGTGGGTCGGAGCCACAGTGGGGTTTCTGAACTTGTTCCCCAGGCTGAAGTACGTATCGGTGGCGCGGGCAAACTGCACCAGGCCCGGACTCAGATACTCCGAGGCGTCCTGCCCGGCGATGTGCATGTAAGACCATTGCGGCATCATCGAGGGGGTGGCCATCTTGCAAGCGGCGCTCTTGGCGGTGACCCGTCACTCGGCTGTCTGGCGTAACACAGGAGGCGCATACAACAAGGGTATTTAGCTTGGTTCCACTTTAATAGCACCGGCGGCGTTTTAGGCTTTTCACTCCCAAACCCACAATGCTGTTCAAAGTGCTCTGCCAATTGGCACCGCGAACTCTGCGAGCCGGAGTGGCCACAGCAACGGTTGGGGCCGCAAGGCGGGGAACGTTGGTACCCAGGGTGGGAGCCGGCATAGGCGGTACGGTGGGCGCGGGTGGTGGCAATTCTAACGTTACGGGAGTTTTTTCTTTCCCATAAACCGGTCTGGCCATGGAGCCAATGGGTCTGGTCATGGGATACGAAGCTCCTTCTTTCAAAGCCTGCTCGTACGAGGGGGGCTCGCGGGATTCCACAACCAGGGTTTCCTCCAGCTCGGGACGCGGCCGTTTCTCACCCTTGCTAGGCAAGGGAGGTGCCGTTTCCAACGGGGGTAATTTTTCTTCCACTTCCACCTCTTCTGGTTCGGGAGTTGGTCGCTGCTTCAGAGCTACTGGAGGTTGGCGGCTATTCTCCAGCCTCTGATTGATTTGGTTTTGTAAGGCCTGGTTAGCAATATCCACCACGCCATTTATACCCGAGGCCAGACCGTCCACCACTTTTTGTTGGAAGTTCTGGTCCTTCAACTTATCTCGCAGCATCTGACCAGTGTTACTGTTCCAGGCCTTGTTGCCAAAGGACTTAATGGAGGACCCAAAGTTTTTAATGCCACTCCACAGGCTACTCCAACTGAAAGCGCCCCCGTTGAGCTGGCTGGTCCCGATCTCGTTCCAGGTGCCCATGAACGGCCGCGAGCCGTGACGCGGCGCCAGCGACGCAAAATTGATGTCTTCCATGTCTTGTCTGTATAAAATAGTCAGGACCAGGGAGTCAGTGTCAAGCTTCTTTTATTGTTTGCGTGCTTGCAACGCCACAGAGGCAATGCCTGGGATTGCGCCAATGGCGGCGGCGATAATGGGAATCAGCGCGGGCAAAAATCCGCCTTTCATACGCCTGCGCAAAGCGCGTCGGCGCCCGCTGCCCAACATGCCTCTCCTACGGCGAGATCTTCCTCGGTAGGACGAAACTGGGATGCGAAACCGGCAAGTCAGAGCCATCTGGAAAAACGGCAGCGGACGAATTAAATGAGAATGCTGGGGTGGTAACGCGCATTGGGCAGGGTAATTGTGCGGCCCCGGCGGGTTACACGGTGCACGGAGATGGGTGTAATGCGACGCGATCGACGCCGGGTAGTGCGACGACGGCGGGTGGTTCGAGGGCGGCTGGGTCTGAAGATTGTACCGCGATAGCCAGGCGTCGGCGTAATTGACGGATGTAAGGCATACTCCGGTAGGATAGAGTTGGCGGCTGTATACTTTCTTACGCGCGAGCGGCGGGTGGAAGTAACAGACTCGTACCTTGGGTCCGTTTGCAAACCTATTTCCCGGGTAGTCACAGGCGCAGGCTGATCTGTCTGCGTTTCCATGGCTTCTGCCATTGCCACTGCTGGAGTGGTACGTACGGGGATCTGAATATCCACCGTTTGCACTCCCAGACCTGGACCTATTTCCTTAATGGGGCGCACTTTTACTTCCGGCTCAACGCTTGGGTCCACTTTCATATTTTCCAGCACTTCCTCCAGCTTCTGCCGCTTGGGCACCATGAGTTGCATTGTAGGCTGCAATTCGTCTTTGTTTTCCCTTTTGACGCCCCGTTTGGTTTCCGTTACTGGAAGAATCTGCTGCTGCGTTGCGGGCTTCAGGCTTGGAGTCGGGTTACTTTGATCCAGCAACAGCCCCACCTCTCCGTAACGACCGCGTTTGCCGTAGGCGAACTCGCCAATTTGCTGGGCTGCCTGCTCCAGAATATCTTCGTCGGCATAAACCTCATCGTATTCCCGCTTTAATGCCCGTGTGGCAGACCGCTCGCCAGGAGTGAACACCACAGTGGTGCCAGGTCGGAGCACGCGCTTCACTTTGCGTCCACGCCACTGCACCTGTCGCCGAGGAGCAAAGGTCCTAACGAACTCCACACCATCATCTAACAACCCAGTTTCCTCTTTTTTTTCCCGCTTTTTAACACGCTTCAGGGCACGGGGCTTAATGTCGGGCTTGACGTCCGCCGCAGGGCCATAGATTTCGGGCACAAGGGCCTCCAGCAGCTCTTCTTTGAACTTGCGCTTGCTCATGCTGGCAACGATAGGGAAACTCAGTCTTCGTCCATCGTTTTGAATCGTCTTCTAACTTCGAGGGGGTCGAGTTCGCACCGGCACCCGCACACCCGATGCGTCCCTTACCCAGTAGACATTCCCTCGCCGGGGCTGGGCCATGCTGGCAATGGCCGCGGCAGCCTGGCGAGCGGCCTGACGGCGGGCTCGACCAGCACTGGCAGCGGCAGCGGCTCGGCGCATGGCTCGCCGTCCTATCCGACGCGCACGCCTTAACACCGCTCGAGCGGCAATCATGGCAGTCGTGGGTCGTCGCCGGCGACGCCGCAAACGGCTTTTGCGCTGCGCATAGCGCCTGGCATCTGCTACCACGCTGTCAATCACGGAATCCACCGTGGACGTGGGTCGCTGATACCGTCTAGCGTCGGCTACTACAGAGTCAATCACGTCATCAACGGTGGTGCGGGCGGAAATTATGCCCCGGGTGTGGGCCCCCCAGGGAGCGCGGTAATGCCCTCGCACACGAACAGGATGCTGGCTGGAACGCCTTTTGGCACCGCCATACATGCCGGCAGAGTGCAACCCCCAGCCGGTATTATTATCGGGCGAGATTAGAATAGACATGTTAAAAGGTGCGGCTAGAAAGCACTTTTGGAGCAACTATGCCCAGGGCTTTGTGCACGTAGGGACAGGTCCGACGGCGGGCGTCAGTGATGGTCACGCGCTGGACTCCACTGATACTGCTGCGCAGCGGCAGGGTTCCGTGATCTGTGAGGGCGGGAACGTTTTCACTGACGGTGGTAATGGTCGGAGCGGGCGGACGCACCAGTATCTGATTCTCAGGAAAGCGATTGAAGACGTGTGTAAGCGCGGTGGACTGGCGGATAAGCTGAGAGTAAACGGCCTGCTCATTGTAGAAACTTTTGGCGTGTACTGGCAGCAATTCAACCCCCACTACTGGGTAGTTGCTGACTTGCGTAGACGGGCGAAAAGTTACTGGGTCTTGCATCATGTCGGGTAAAGACCAGTACACCTGCTGCGACCCGCACGTGACGTCCGCTGTGGTCAATAAAGTCCAGGATTGCACTCCCTTCTTGGGGTCTCCATAGTTGTAGGCTAAAAACCAGCTGCGATATGCGGTGTTGTTTTGATCATTAGGCAGCAAATTGTAGCTGCGATTTTTGCTATCTTTTGCCACTGGTTCGATTACCAGATCTTGGGGGCGGGTTGCAAAAGTATCGTCGCCAATTTCTTTTCCCTCCTCTTTGGCTTTCTGAATGCTAGCTTCATACTTTGCAACGTCTAACAAGGCCGGAATGTTACCTCCCTCCAAATCCTCATACATGATTTGAAAACCTTCTTGAAACGGCAGCCGCTTACGGATTCCCAGCAGATTACTAAGACGACTCTGCGTAAAATCCACTCCGCACCCCGGCAATAGAACAATATCCGGATGAAACGCTTCATTGGTGTACACGCCTGGCATGACAAGCTTGGTTACCGGGTCCCAACCCAAACGGAAATTGCGCGTGTCAAACTTCACCCCTATGTCGCTTTCTAGCACGCCGTTTTGTCTTCCCACTTCCAAGTAGTTGTCTACAATGGCGTTATTCATAAGATCAATGGTCATAGTTTCCGAGTAGTTTCCTTCGGGCAAGGTAAACTCAAACCACTCGTAGCGCGGTAAACCAGTCTCCTTATTTTTTTTTTCTACCATTAGCCGAGCTTTAAACTTGTTGGTAGACATAAACTCGTTTATGTTGGGCATGTTTGTGCGCAGGATTGTTTTTAGGTCAGCACCCCACCGCGAGCGCTCGTCAAAGTTAATGGTTTGCGTCCCCGCCTCCGCTGGTGTGAAGTCATTGTTCTGCACCACCGTGGTTTGAAAGTTGCTGTGGTCATTTTGGTAGTTCAAGGAGGCAATGTCTGCCGATTTGTTATCCACTAGATAAACCCGGGTGGTGTCATATAGCGGCGCCAACTCTGAGTAACGAATGCTGTTTCGCCCTTCCGTAGGCCCCAGGTAGCGGGGAGGAACGTAGAGCGCCTCCAGCGTTGCCGGCGAATCCGCTGATCCCATCACGCTTTCGTAAGAAGGAGGAGGACCCTCTGCGTATGCCATCACGGGTGGCACTCCCACCGCTCGTCTCATTTTGCTACTGGGAAGAGGGGAGAAAACACACAAAGGGACCGACGCTGTTGCCATGGCTCTGGTAAGTGGTTTTTTTTTTTTTATTTTTTTTTTTAATACAATCTGCCCAAGCGGCCCTGAGGACGTAGGTGGGCGAAGGGGTTGGAAGAAGCACCAGTTCCCCCCAAGTCCAAAACGCTATTGTCATCGGCGGAGTCATCCTGGTCGTCTTCTCGCCGGCGCCAACGGCTGAAAGGGCCGGCCAAAGGGCGGGACTGGCTCTCCTCCCACTCCCGCTGCTCCTGAGCGTAGGTCTTCCAGCGATTCATTTTATCTACCAAACTTTCCACCCCGTTGTTAGGAAAGTTCTTATTACGAACGGGTTGCAACAGGGGATCGTTTAGGTAGTCCGTCTCCCCTGGAAGCCGGGGACGCAACACCCGTCCGCTGTTGCTGCTGCTAACAAGCGATGGGAGGCTTGGGAAAGGGCTCTGGCCCCTGGAAGCCGCTTCCACCAAGGGCAAAGGCAGCTCATCACCGCCTTCCTTCTTGCGGTAACGCGCAGGGACAAAAATGCTGTCGGACACGTCGTCCCACAAGAAGCCGTCATCTCCCTCGGGCATGTCAAATTCTCCCGTATAAAAACCAGAGGGGGGCATCCAATGGGGGTTCAAAATGGCATTAGTAAAGTACTCGCTGTTCATGGCTGCCGCGCGATGCAGGTAGTCCATTAGGCGGTTAATGAAAGGCCGATTGGACGAATACAGCGACGGTTCCATGTTGCGGGCCGTCATATCCAGAGCCGAGGATGGGGTCATCCCCTCGCGCATTAAGTATAAACTGACAGACTGTTGCACGTAACGCAAGATACGCTCTTCCTCGGTACTCAGTGTGAATTGCGAGGGAATTTTCTGTTGCCGGTTGGTGAGCAGGAAGTTCAAAGTGGCTTCCAGACTCCCGGTGTCTTGCTGTCCTAACGCACGGCTCACACTGGTGATTTCCTGGAAGGTTTGTTCGTCTACCTGTGTCTGACCGATAGCCTCGCGGTACAAAGTGATCAGATGGCCAAGGTATGAGTCCCGGCTGATGGTACTACTATTTGTAAATGGGGCAATCAGCAGCAACAACAGCCGGGTATTGGGCGTCAGCAAACTGGAAATGGTGGCGCGGTCACCAACGGGGGCCCGCACACCCCACATGCCCTGCAAGTTTTTGAAGGCCTGTGTCAAGTTAACCGTCTGCAGTCCCTGCCGCGAAGTTTGGAAAAAGTAATCGGGACCTGACTGGTAAACCTCGCTTTGAGGTACTTCTGCCACCAGGAGGCGCAATGCGCTGATAAAGCTAACGTAATCCTCCTGTCCGCGCGGAACGTTAGCCGGGAGCGTGCTCAGAAAAGCATTTAGCGCCACCTGGGAACCCAAGTTAGTGTCATGCATAAAGCGCTCCCGCTGTGCTACCGCCTCCCTCACGTCAGTGGTAAGGCGGTCAAGATTGGCTTGTACGTTGGTACTGTTGTATCGGGCCACCCTTTCCAGCAGAGCATTGTAAATCAGTCCCGCTTCGTCCTTGCGAATTGCTTTGCTTTCTGTTAGGGCGTTCACGATAGCCAGCACCTTCTCGTGGGTTGGGTTAGTACGAGAGGGTACCACGGCTTCCAAAATGGCCGAAAACCTGTTGGCCTGGGGCTGCTGCCTGAAGGCTTCAGGATTGCGGGTGGTCAAAGCTAGAATACGGTCCATGGCCGCCGCCCAGTCGTCTGAGGGGGTCACGCCCGAGGGTTGGCTTTGCAGTGCTGCCAACATGGCAGGATCCACCTGCTGCGACCCGTCCACCACCGCCGTCGACCGCTGCATCTACAAAAACACCACCTGGCCGATCAGGGCTCGTCCTCGTAGTCCTCCTCCTCATCCTCCTCCTGCATTGCGTTGCGGTATCCAACCGCCTCTAGAGCCCGGGCACTTGGCTGCCATTGCAAATCTGCCCCCATGTCAAAGTAAGACTCGGCATTGGCATCCCCGCCGGCCCCCGTCAATGCTCGACGCAGGCTGTGCATCAACTCGCGGTCGCTCAGTTCGCGGCGGCGGCTGGCACTCACGGCCTTATGAATGCGGTCGTTGCGGTAAACCCCCAGATCGTCGCTCAGCGTCAACACCTTCAGCGCCATACGCATGTAAAAACTATCAATTTTCACCTCCTTGTCTATGGGCACGTAAGGAGTTTTGTAGATCTTGCGGGCGTAAAACTTGCCGAGACTGAGCATGCTGTAATTAATGGCCGCCACCTTGTCGGCCAGGCTCAAGCTGCGCTCTTGCACCACTATGCTCTGCAGGATGTTGACTAGGTCTAAAAGCCAGCGCCCCTCGGGCTCAGCAATGTTAAGCATAGCTTCTCGAAAAGTTTCATTATCGCGGCTGTGTTGTACAATCAAAAACAGCTGTGCCGTCAGCGGTTTGCTTGCCGGATTCTGCACGTACGCTTCCATAAAGTCCCACAGATGCATCAGGCCTATGGCCACCTCTTCTCGCGCTACTAAGGTGCGCACGTGATTGTTAAAGGTTTTTTGAAAGTTGCGCTCCTCGTTTACAGTTTGCTCGTACGCAGTCACCAGATCGGCCGCCGACACGTGAGCCCGTGCCGGACTTACTCCACTACGCTTGTCGGGCTCAAAGTCTTCGGCGCGCAGCACCCTTTGGCTGTTGAAACCGGCCCGCAGTTCCTTTCCCGCATGAAACCTGCGGTCCCTCATCTCTTCGGGTTCCTGTCCGCTGCGATCCCTAAACAGGTTCTGCGGCGGCACGTAGGCCTGACGTGCGTCCCTTTTAAGTTGTACGCGGGGATGATGCTCGGGGGAGGGTGCTCCCAGGCGAGCCAAACCCTCGCCCTCTTCCAAATCCAGCATGGCCTCCTCGTCAGGGTCGCCACCGCCGGCTCCGGAAAGAGCCACGGCGGCCTGGGCGCTAGTGGGGGGCGGGAGCGTTGGCTGCGTCGGACGCATCTGTCGCAACACCGGATGCATCTACAAAAAACGACAAAAAGACTCCCCTCCGTATCTGGAGATCCGGGGACCGCGGCTAGGTCTCGGCGGGGTTTCCGTCGTGGACACGGGGCCGGCGCGTCGGGAGTGGCGGATCCAGCCGGTCTCGAACCGGGGGTTGTTCGCCACCGCACCCTGGCGGTCTATCCTCCAGGCTACGGAGAAGAGTCCGTGATTGCTCTCTATTTTTCCATCTAGAGCGTACAAGATTGCGCCCGTCTTACCGGCCAAAGCGTGCCCACCATGGAGCGTTTCTCACCGTTGCGCAACATCTGGAACCGAGTCCGCGAGTTCACCCGCGCTGCGACCACCTCAGCCGGAATTACCTGGCTCTCTCGCTATGTTTACCATTACCATCGTCTTATGCTGGAGGACCTTGCGCCGGGCGCCCCAGCAACCCTACGATGGCCCCTCTACCGCGAACCGCCGCCTCACTTCCTGGTTGGCTACCAGTACTTGGTGCGAACCTGCAACGACTACGTCTTTGAGTCCCGAGCCTACTCCCGCCTTAGGTACACAGAGATCACCCAGCCCGGAATGCAAGTTGTAAACTGGTCCGTCATGGCCAACTGCACGTACACCATTAACACCGGCTCTTATCACCGCTTTGTGGACTTAGATGACTTCCAAAACACCCTTACTCAAATTCAGCAAGCCGTGCTGGCAGAAAGAGTGGTCGCCGACCTGGCCCTCCTGGAGCCTCTCCGCGGGTTCGGCTCTACCCGCATGGCCGACCGAGGAGATATAGAAATTCCCGTGGAAAGACTCATGCAAGACTTCTACAAGGATCTACGTCGATGTCAGAGCGAAGCCTGGGGCATGGCCGACCGCCTGCGGATCCAACAGGCCGGACCAAAAGACGTTATCCTCCTTGCCACCATCCGCCGTTTGAAAACCGCCTACTTCAACTATCTCATCAGCAGCATCACCTCCCGTGGAAACCCACAGCCCACCGTTCTGAGCTTACCTTGCGACTGTGATTGGCTCGATGCTTTCCTTGAAAAGTTTTCTGATCCCGTCCAATTGGACTCGCTCAACAACGCTTGGCAATCTCTGCCTACACAACAGATAATCAAATGCATAGTTAGCGCCCTGTCTCTGCCCGAAGGACCCCACCTGCTACCACCCATCTCCGGAACGGGATTGCAAGGCGGTGTATTCGAGCTGCGACCCCGAGAGAACGGACACGCCGTCACTGAAACCATGCGTCGTCGCCGCGGAGAAATCATCGAACGCTTTGTCGATCGGCTGCCCATTAGGCGTCGCCGCCGACGACCTGTTCCGGCACCCGCGAGTCCCGAGGTGCCTGTTGCAGAGGAGGAAGAACTCATGGAAGAAGAAATCGAGGAAGCGCCGGGCGCCTTTGAACGCGAAGTGCGAGAAACTGTGGCGGAGCTAATCCGCCTCTTGCAAGACGAGCTGACAGTCGCGGCCCGCAACTCCCAATTCTTCAACTTTGCGGTAGACTTTTACGAAGCCATGGAACGCTTGGAAGCCCTTGGCAATATCAACGAAATGACTCTTCGGCGTTGGGTTATGTACTTCTTTGTCTGTGAGCACATTGCCACCACCCTCAACTACCTTTTCCAGCGCTTGCGCAACTACGCCGTGTTTGCCCGTCACGTTGAGCTTAACGTGGCCCAGGTGGTAATGCGCGCCCGGGACGACACTGGTGACGTTGTCTACAGCCGTGTGTGGAACGAAAACGGGCTTAACGCCTTCTCCCAGCTCATGGGTCGCATCTCCAACGATCTTGCGGCCACCGTGGAGCGGGCCGGTTGGGGGGAGCTCCAGGAGGAAGAGATCGATCAGTTTATGTCCGAGATCGCATACCAAGACAACTCGGGCGACGTGCAGGAAATTCTGCGTCAGGTCGCGGTCAACGATGCGGAGATTGATTCTGTTGAACTTTCTTTCAGGTTCCGAGTCCGGGGACCCTTGGTCTTCACTCAACAAAGACGTATCCAGGAACTCAACCGCCGCGTTGTCGCGCACGCCAGTCAGCTGCGGGCTCAGCATCAACCGCTACCCGAGCTCCAGGCCAACGTGCTTCTACCTCCTCTTCAGGCGGGTCCCGAACCGCCACTGCCCCCAGGCGCCCGTCCGCGTCAAATGATGTAAACCCTCCCTCAACCTTCCGCCTCCGAGGAACCATTGTAGCCTCCCGAGGACAAGGTCTCCTCTACGCTATTGACACTTCCACCAACTCCCCCCTTGAAATTAAGTTTCATCAACGCCTGGCGTCCGCCCTTACCCGCCTTCTGCAAGTTAACCTTCGTTCTTTGCCCGCCGGCCTCAGCGAAGCCTTCCTGGACTCCCTGGACAGCTCCCAAATCCGCTCTCTCGCTCTCAGGCTTCAGCCTCCCCGCGTCGAGGTTTGGACCTGCGCCTCGCGGGGCATCGTCACTCCCTCCGTCATCCTCCCACAGCAGGAGCGTGCAGGTGCAGAAGAGAACAACGAGGGAGAAAGGCAGAGCGCTCAGGAGCCTCTTAATTTCCCTCTCCGATTTCTCGTGCGAGGGCGCCAGGTACACCTCATTCAAGAGGTGCAGAACGTGCAACGCTGCGAGTATTGCGCCCGCTTTTACAAATATCAGCACGAATGCACGGTCCGCCGGAGAAACTTCTACTTTCATCATATCAACGCCCAGTCCTCCGGCTGGTGGCAGGAGATCAATTTCTTTCCGATCGGCTCTCATCCCCGCGTTGAACGCCTCTTCGTCACCTACGACGTTGAGACCTACACGTGGATGGGAGCCTTTGGTAAGCAACTGGTCCCGTTTATGCTAGTTATGCATCTCTCGGGGGATGACACCCTAGTGGAGGAAGCCTGCCGTCTGGCCCACGAACTACAATGGGATGCCTGGGGAAATGACGGCCATACCTTTTACGTGGTCACCCCCGAAAAAATAGCGGTAGGAAAAAAGTTTCGAAACTACCGCGACCGTTTGCAAACCCATTTTGCCACCCAGCTGTGGCAAGCGTTCCTTGCTGCCAATCCCCAAGTGGCCGAATGGGCCCGACTTGAAATGGGACTATTTTCTCCTGATAATCTTACTTACGAGGAGTTAAAAAAGGCCCCCAAACTACAGGGAACACCCCGATTTGTGGAACTCTACATTGTGGGACATAACATCAACGGCTTTGATGAAATTGTGCTGGCGGCTCAGGTGATTAACAACCGCTCGGACGTGCCCGGACCTTTCAAAATCACCCGCAACTTTATGCCACGGGCCGGCAAAATCCTTTTCAATGACATTACATTTGCCCTACCAAATCCGCTATCCAAAAAGCGCACCGACTATCACCTCTGGGAGCAGGGCGCCTGCGACGACACTGACTTTAAACACCAATTCCTCAAAGTCATGGTGCGCGACACCTTCGCTCTTACACACACCTCTCTGAGAAAGGCCGCGCAAGCGTACGCTCTTCCGGTGGAAAAAGGCTGCTGTCCTTACAAAGCTGTCAACCAATTTTACATGTTGGGTTCCTACCGTGCAGACGAACGTGGCTTTCCGGCCGAAGATTACTGGAAGGACCGCGAGGAGTACCTCCTGAACCGCGAACTTTGGGAAAAGAAGCAACAGTCTCGTTACGATCTGATACGCGAAACCCTTGACTACTGCGCTTTGGATGTGCTTGTCACCGCCGCCTTGGTACAGAAGCTGCGAGAGTCCTACGCCCAATTCATCTGTGATGCCGTGGGTCTGCCCGAAGCCAAATTTAACGTTTTTCAAAGGCCCACAATTTCCTCCAACTCCCACGCCATCTTTAGACAGATCTTGTACCAAAGCGTAAAACCTAAGCGTTCGGATCTAGGCAATGGACTACTAGCCCCCTCACATGAAATGTATGATTATGTCAGGGCCAGCATTCGCGGAGGACGTTGCTATCCCACTTACATTGGGGTGCTCCGTGAACCTCTTTATGTTTACGACATATGTGGCATGTACGCCTCCGCGCTTACCCATCCCATGCCGTGGGGCTCGCCGCTCAATCCCTACGAACGCGCCCTAGCGGTTCGAGACTGGGAACGCGCTCTGTTGCAAGTTGACACTCCCATTGACTATTTCAACCACGTCCTACTTCCTGGCATCTTCACCATTGACGCTGACCCTCCATCTGAAAACTTACTAGATGTACTACCCCCATACTGCTCGCGCAAGGGAGGACGCTTGTGCTGGACCAACGAGCCCCTAAGGGGCGAGGTGGCCACTAGCATAGATCTGATCACCCTGCACAACCGCGGGTGGCAGGTACGGTTGCTTCCTGACGAGCGCACCACTGTCTTTCCCGAGTGGCGCTGCGTGGCACGAAAGTACGTGCAGCTCAACATCGCCGCCAAGGAGCGGGCCGATCGCGAGAAAAACCAGACGCTGCGTTCCATTGCCAAGCTGCTTTCCAACGCCCTTTACGGGTCGTTTGCTACCAAACTAGATAATAAAAAAATTGTGTTTTCTGACCAGATGGACCCTGCCACCATCAAAAGCATTGCCGCGGGACAAATTAAAATCAAATCCACCTCGTTCGTAGAAACTGACACCTTGAGTGCTGAAGTTATGCCCGCCTTCCAGCGCGCGTACTCACCCGAACAGCTGGCTCTTGCCCACAGCGATGCGGAAGAAAGTGATGAAGAACGCGGACACGCCCTTTATACACCCACGCAAGACCCCAAAGGTCACGTGACATATACTTATAAACCAATCACATTTATGGATGCAGAGGAAGATGACCTTTGCCTTCACACCCTAGAAAAGGTTGACCCCCTGGTGGAAAACGACCGCTACCCCTCCCAAATTGCCTCCTTTGTTCTGGCCTGGACCCGGGCTTTTGTCTCAGAATGGTCCGAGTTTCTGTACGCGGAGGACCGAGGCACGCCGTTGGAGCAGCGTACCCTCAAATCGGTATACGGCGACACCGACAGCCTCTTTGTCACCGAAGCCGGTCATCGCCTCATGGAAACCCGAGGTAAGAAACGCATCAAAAAACACGGGGGCAGTCTGGTTTTTGATCCAAAAAATCCCGAACTAACCTGGTTAGTGGAGTGCGAAACCACGTGTGCACAGTGCGGTGCCAACGCTTACTCGCCGGAATCTGTCTTCCTGGCACCCAAACTCTACGCCCTGAAATGCCTCTACTGTCCCAGCTGTCAGCACATTTCCAAAGGCAAGCTTCGAGCCAAAGGACACGCAGCCGAAGCCCTAAGCTATGAGCTGATGCTAAAATGCTACTTGGCTGACTCTCAGGGCGAAGACGCGCGCTTTCACACCAGCAGGATGAGCCTGAAGAGAACCCTGGCAAGCGCCCAGCCCGGAGCGCATCCCTTCACTGTCACCGAGACCACCCTAACGCGAACTCTTCGGCCTTGGAAAGACATCACCCTCGCCCCTCTGGACGCCCACCGGCTGGTACCGTACAGCCAAAGCCGGCCCAATCCCCGCAACCAAGAAGTTTGCTGGATCGAGATGCCATAGAGCATATCACCGAGCTCTGGGATCGGCTCTATCTTCTACGTCAGTCTTTGGAAAAAATGACCATGGCCGACGGCCTAAAACCACTAAAGCATTTCCGCAACTTGGAAGAGCTTCTTTCCCTGGGTGGTGAACGTCTCTTGCAAGACCTGGTCAGGGAAAACCAGCATGTCAGAAGCATGATGAACGAAGTTACCCCACTCCTGCGGGAAGACGGCAGCTGCAGCTCCTTAAACTACCAATTGCAGCCTGTCATCGGGGTCATTTATGGCCCCACTGGCTGCGGCAAATCCCAGCTTCTGCGGAACCTGCTTTCCTCCCAGCTTATTAATCCCTGTCTCTTATACACATCTCCGAGCCCACGAGACGTAGAGGAATCTCGTA